TAAATATCATCTTTATTTACATTTTTAAGCATAATATCCATTTGATATTTTACTCTTGTTTGAAGATATTTATCACATGTAGAAATAATATAACAAATTTTCATAATAGTTATATTATTTGTTTTGTTTTAAGTAATTATGAGTGTAATTAATTTAATCTACTTGTTTCAATGAATCTTTTTTGGCAAAAGGACCACTAATTAATTGACTTTGACCATTGTCGGTCTTTCCAACAACAATATTTTCGCCTTCGAATAACTCCATACAGATATCAGCAGTAGAAATATTTTCCTGTCCCTTAAATGTTTGTTCTTGAGTGTTAACATTGTTAACTCCGATTAAGTTACCATCTTCATCAATGGTTTGAGTTAATGCGTTACCAGATTTTTCGGCATTCTTAATATTTTCATCAATTGCCTTTTGTTTAGATTCCTTAACACGTTGTTCAAACGCAGACTTGGCATTAGTTTCGTTCTTACTCTTTTCACTCATTAATTGATTAAGTTCTTCTTCCATATACTCAACACGACCAGTCTTATAAGCTTCAGGGTCCCAAGGCATCCACATGCCAACAGGACCCACATAAACGTCATGATTAGGGTCAATTTCTCTTAACATTTTGCATCTTAACTCGGCTTCTTCTTGAGTAGGATATGAACCGCGAATTTTTAACCCTCTAGTATTCGTTTGAAAGTTATGAGCAACATCATATCGTTTTTGTAGCTCTTCTTCATTATTATCGATAAAAGTTTTAAAATCATCATCCATGCTAGAACTAATAAGATTTTCTCTTTCTTCTTTTACAAAATCTTTAAAATCATTCGATACATCATCAAATGAAATATTATATTTGTATGAAACAAAATTAAGGAACTGAACAAATTTTTCCATTGATTTATTAAATTCCCACTTCTTTAGGAATTCTTCAAAAAAGAAGATTTGTTTTTCCTTTAGAATTTTATCTGGAGAACAAAATGACACACAAACGAATTTTTGACCGGCAATAGGCTTATCTTCCTCTAACAAGTCAACATATTTAGGATTAACTTTACCATTAACATCTTTTCTCTCAAAACCCGATTTTTTAGAATTCTTTTCTTTAGAATGTTTCATTTAAAATAAAATAAGTATTTATTTTTAAGTTTTAATCGCAATATATATTTTTTTTCTTATTATTTAATATAAATGAACGGACTTATTAACGTTGGCGAACTTGTTAAGAGAATCATTAAGTACCTTGTTGAAGGTTTAATGGTAGCTATTGCTGCTTATGCTATTCCTAAACGTTCTTTGAACATTGAGGAAATTATATTGATTGCTTTAACTTCTGCGGCTACATTTAGCATACTTGACACCTATATTCCTTCTATGGGCGCGACTGCTCGCTCTGGTGCTGGCTTTGGTATTGGTGCTAACTTGGTTAAATTCCCTGGTGGTTTTTAAATCAATAATCTAACATATTATATTTAATCTAAATATAATATATTATGGTAAAACAAACACGTAAAAAGTTTAGAAGACCAAAACGCAAGTCTTTTAGAAAAAAAACCAGCAAAATTGGTCGATCCTATAAAAAGATGGTTGGTGGCGACTTTACACAAGAAGAGACCGAACAGTTATTAGGATTGGGATTTTCAAAAGATGATATTCAGGTTCTATCAAATACTGGTGTTAGATTAAATATTATTCAAATGAGTTTAAATGAAATAAATTCTGCTACTGGCGCACCCTTTACACCACAAGAAATAATTCAAAGTGTAAATGAAGCGAATGATGAATTTGAAAACTTTAATGAAGACATATCTGTTCCAGATCAAGAAAATGGTGTTGCTGATATAAATGGTAATGGTATGAACCATATTGAAGAACAACCTCCTCTTTTAAATATAGAAGAATTAGGGACATATTCTCCGCGTTCTGTTACTGAAATGGGCGGGAAAAGAAGAAAGGGGAAAAAGGGAAGAAAAACAAGAAAGGGGAAAAAGGGAAGGATAACTGCGAAAAAGAGAAAACAAAGAGGAGGAATATGTTTTGGAAACGGTGTGGGTGCGAATAATTATGACCCTAACTTCTCTATTTACAATACTAGAGAATTAACATTATTTCCTTACAAACCTACAAATTAATATCTAACATAAAAATACTAACATAAATAATAATTAAAATAATTATTATAATTTATGTGCTGGAAACGGTATGTCTCATTTTTCTTTTTGGACGGTGTACTTGTATAATAATTAATAATATTAGCATTTTACACCATTAAAGATTTAAAGTGGCACGCTTAATTATATAATATAATATATATATATATATATATATATATGTCTATAAGTTCATGGACAATAAGCAGTTCCTCGGCGGATTATTTGTGGGAGGAGGTAACTTATGGATTTGATTTATCAGGAAATGGTTTATTTGTTGCTGTTGCTAGCTCAGGAACAGGAAATAGAGTTATGACAAGTCCAGATGGTATAACTTGGACTTTAAGAAGTTCCGCGGCTAATAATACGTGGAAGAGTGTTACTTATGGGAATGGTTTATTTGTTGCTGTTGCTAGCTCAGGAACAGGAAATAGAGTTATGACAAGTCCAGATGGTATAACTTGGACTTTAAGAAGTTCCGCGGCTGATAATGCGTGGTGGAGTGTTACTTATGGGAATGGTTTATTTGTTGCTGTTGCTGATACAGGAACAGGCAAAGTTATGACAAGTCCAGATGGTATAACTTGGACTTTAAGAAGTTCCGCGGCTGATACTGGCGGGAGAGGTGTTACTTATGTAAATGATTTATCAGGAAATGGTTTATTTGTTGCTGTTGCTAGCTCAGGAACAGGAAATAGAGTTATGACAAGTCCAGATGGTATAACTTGGACTTCAAGAAGTTCCGCGGCTAATTATTTATGGTGTGGTGTTACTTATGGAAATGGTTTATTTGTTGCTGTTGCTAGCTCAGGAGCAGAATATGGGGTTATGACAAGTCCAGATGGTATAACTTGGACTTTAAGAAGTACCGAGACTAATGAATGGTCTAGTGTTACTTATGGGAATGGTTTATTTGTTGCTGTTGCTATCACAGGAACAGGAAATAGAGTTATGACAAGTCCAGATGGTATAACTTGGACTTTAGGAAGTTCCGCGGCTGATAATAGATGGTGGAGTGTTACTTATGGTAATGGTTTATTTGTTGCTGTTGCAAAATCAGGATTAGGAGACAGAGTTATGATAGCAACAAGTTCGACTGTTGAGGTAAATCAATCAACTCCGACATTAGAAACTTTAAATACACAATCACCTCAAATCTATGGTATCTCACCTTATGTATTAACAAATCCAACATCTAATAGTTCTGGTTCATTTAGTTACACTAGTTCAAATACCTCAGTAGCTACTATTTCTGGAGACACAGTTACTATTGTTGGTATTGGAAGTACAATAATCACAGCAACTCAAGAAGCAACCGCAGATTATACCTCTGCGTCAACGAGTTCGACTCTTCAGGTAAATAAATCAACTCCAACAAATCCAGTAATTATTAATAATAACGGCGAGTTATTATATTTTATGGGTACTTCATCAACTTATGCTAATATAACAAATAATTTAGAAATTAATGATAATTTAACAACATTAAGTTATAAAGTATTAACTGGTAATAATATACAAATTAAAAAAACAAATAACTAATTTTGACCTATAAAGTTTTAATTTTCTTCGTTTTGTTGATTTTTATTTCACCGAAAGGCGCGGTTTTAAATCCTTCAATAGTTCAAATAAAGACGGTTCATTATGGCGTTTGTAAATAAATTCATAAATTTATTTTACGCTATAAATTTATTTTACGCTATAAATTTATTCGTTATTTCACCTTATAAACAGTACACCCAATGTCTAGAATTTATTTTGTTAATATCTAAATAGTAGGTATAAATTCCCAGTCAAGTTCTTCGCAAATTTTTTTCCAAATATCATCTTGTTCAATTCTTTTCTCTCTATCCTTCAATAAAGGGAATAGCGGGAGATACTTTTCTTCCCCAAGAAGCTCACAAAGTTTGTAAGCTGTATAATAATAATTTAAAAAGTTAACTCTATCATCAGGACAGAACTTGGAATATGGTGATTGTAATTCAACAAATAAATTACATAATGTTTCTTCTAATTCAGGAGACATAATGGGAGGTTTAATTCCCAATTTATCTTTAATAAATGGTATATGTTCATAGTATTTATTATAGCCTAGTTTTTTTAGAATTTCTTTTGTTTTAATGTTAGAAATTTGTGCCAATTCTATTCTCTCTTTTTTAATCTGTAGTTTAATATTTTCAATAACATCTGGAGGTATCTGAGTAGTTTCTTTACCTTGGAATTGTGCTAATATTTCCTTAAAATGATTAATTCTTTTATAAGCATAAAAACAAACTTCCTTTGGTGGTTCTTTATATGAAGGTTTTTCATTTTCAATTAAATATGGAATACTTCTTGAACAACTGTTACAAACCATGATTCCTTCGTCTTCTAAAGGTATTAATTCGCCTTTATGACAAATTTGACAAATATCAGTTTGGCATATGAATGAATTTACATCTAGAAACGAATCATCAATATTACTCAAATATTTAATAACAATGTTATTTTTTTCTTTTTCATGTTTTATTTCCTCTGTATTATCTTGGTTAATTTTAAAAAAGTTGTTTATCATTTTAGATTTATTTGATGAAGATTGAACATTATTACCATGACATATATTTTTTTTATTTTCAAAATATTCAAATATAAATTTTGAATTATCAAGAAAGTATTCTTTTTTTCTGGATTTTGTCTCTCTAATTTTTTCAGTAAGTTCGTTAATCTTATCTTCAATATCTAATTTTTGTTCAACTGTTAATTCGTGGCAATTATCGTTAAGTTGTTGTCTTAATTCTTCACGTTCAATTTTAAAATAAGGAATAATATTGGTTTCATCTTTAGTGAATTCATTTAAGAATTCTTTATGTTTATTATCAAGGGTTATTGATGTTTTTTTATTAAATTTAAATTTTTTATTAGACTTGGGTTTAAAAGTAGGCATTGTCTTTTAAATAAATACATAAAATTTATTTAATTATTAATAGTTATAAAATATATTTCATTATTAATAGTTATAAAATATATTTCATTATTAATAGTTATAAAATAAATTTAAAGACTATATAAAATAAAATTGAAACATTTTAAAGAGATAATAATAAAAATATTAACTATTTAAGATTTAAAGATGATTAATTATAATTTGCTCGACACTATGTTTATTAAGCGTTTCTGTTTGCCTTCTAATTCGGACGTTGATTTGTATGAGAATGGTGATTGTAATATATCATCGTGCGTCTGCGGTAATTATAATCACGTGTCATGTATTTTACAAGGGAAAGGGAAACTGGAAAAGAGTAGAATTCTAAGTTTTGGTGTTAACCAACTGGGTAATAGTGATGGAACTACGCCAGGAGTACATTCTGAATGCGATGCTATTTCAAAATTAATGACATTAAAACAAAAAAAACATTTGGAACATATAAATATTCTTGTAATAAGAATTTCAACAAAAAATAAAATACAATCTAGTAAGCCTTGTAGTAATTGTATAGAATCAATGATTAAAATACCTCCCAAGAAGGGATATAAGATTCAAAATATATATTATTCAGATGGTTTTGGAAATATAATAAAATCTTCATTGAATTCTTTAGAAAAAGGAGAAAGACATTATTCAAGTTTTTATAAACATAAACAAAATGTAAAGACAATAGTTAAAAGCTAATTAATGTTTTCTTAAAAATATTTAATGGATATAAAAATAAATTTAGAATCTTTAACCGATTTAGAAAACATTAAAATTGACGCTATTAAATTTCAAAAAATGCTTTTTTTGTTTAATTCTATAGAGCAAGGTTGGACTGTAAAAAAAAGAGGCGATTCCTTTGTATTCATAAAAAGTCATGAGGGTAAAAAAGAAGTTTTAGAAGACGCATATTTAAAAAAATTTATGAAATCAAATTTAGACTTAAGTAAAATAATTTCATAAAAATATAGCTAAGTGTAAATTTATTTAATTGCTTTAATTTAATTTAATTAATTTAATTAAATTAAAATTTCTGAATTTTTTTTCTTTAGCAATATTATAAAAATGGGAGGAGGTCTTATGCAATTAGTCGCCTATGGCGCTCAAGATGTTTACCTTACTGGTAATCCACAAATTACTTTCTGGAAAGTTACGTATCGCAGATATACTAACTTTGCTATTGAATCAATTGAACAAACTTTCAACGGTCAAGCCGATTTTGGTCGCCGTGTCCAATGTGTCATCAGCAGAAATGGTGACCTTGCCTACAGAACATATTTACAAGTGACACTTCCTGAGATCAACCAACTTATGGGTCTCGGAAACTACACTACTGGACAAAACACTGGTGTTTATGCCCGTTGGTTAGACTTCCCTGGTGAGCAACTTATTGCTCAAGTTGAAGTCGAGATTGGTGGTCAAAGAATCGACCGTCAATATGGTGACTGGATGCACATCTGGAATCAACTCACTATGACTGCTGAACAACAACGCGGATACTTCAAGATGATTGGTAACACCACTCAACTTACCTTCATCACAGATCCTTCTTTCTCTGATGTTGAATCCCCTTGCGATTCTTTAGCTCCTCGTCAAGTTTGCGCTCCTCGTAACGCTCTTCCTGAGACCACTCTTTATGTTCCTCTTCAATTCTGGTTCTGTACCAACCCTGGTCTTGCCCTTCCTCTTATTGCTCTTCAATACCACGAAGTCAAGATCAACCTTGATATTCGTCCTATTGATGAGTGCTTGTGGGCTGTTACCACATTGAACTGCAACACTAACCCTTACTCTGGTGCTGCCGGTCAATACACCGTTGGACGTCCTGTCCCTGCCACCATTGCCTACAACCAATCTTTGGTCGCTGCCTCTCTTTACGTTGACTATGTCTTCCTTGATACTGATGAGCGCCGCAGAATGGCTCAAAATCCCCACGAATATCTTATCACTCAGCTCCAATTCACTGGCGACGAGTCTGTTGGTTCTTCCAGCAACAAGATCAAGCTTAACTTTAACCACCCCGTTAAGGAGCTTATCTGGGTTGTCCAACCCGATCAAAATGTTGATTACTGCTCATCCTTGACTTGCGATGCTCTCCTTTTCAAGGTGCTCGGTGCTCAACCCTTCAACTACACTGATGCCATTGATGCTCTTCCTAACGCTATCCATGCTTTCGGTGGTCCTGCATCAGTTGCTGCTGATTCCCGCGCCTACATTGATGCTCAAGGTCTCTTCCAAGATGCCGGTGCTCTTGACAATATTCCTGGTGATGGTTTTACTGGATATTGGAATGGTCCTAACAATCCTTACAATGAGCCTAATTTAGGAGGTCTTGGTGTTCCTGTTGATGATGTTAATGGTCCTTCTCACCTTGATAACTCTGGTGTCTCTGATGCTGGTACTTTCGTTCTTTCTGAGACCTCTTTGGACATGCACTGCTGGGGCCAAAACCCTGTCGTCACCGCTAAGCTCCAACTTAACGGCCAAGACCGCTTCTCTGAGCGTGAAGGTTCTTACTTCTCTTGGGTCCAACCTTACCAAGCCCACACCCGTTGCCCCGATGAAGGTATCAATGTGTACTCATTTGCTCTTCGCCCTGAGGAACATCAACCTTCAGGCACGTGCAACTTCTCCAGAATTGATAACGCCACACTTCAACTCGTTCTTTCCAACGCCACTGTTGAAGGTACCAAGACTGCCAAGGTTCGTGTCTATGCCACTAACTACAACGTTCTTCGTATCATGAGTGGTATGGGAGGTCTCGCGTACTCAAATTAAAAATCTTGTTACGATTTATCGTCACATTATCTTTTACATATTTTAATAATTAATTATTTCTTTTTAATTATTAAAACAACAAACGAAGGATGTCCATACTATTTACACCCTTTTAAATATATAATGTATTAAACAACTTAAATACGTGTAATATAGTATATTACAGAACAATAATGGAAGTAGTTAAGGCATTCAATTCAAACAATTTACATACTGATATAGTAATAAAGGGAACTATCAATGAACCTTTATTTAGAGCTAGTGATATAGGGGAAATTTTAGAAATGGGAAATATTAGAACATCAATTCAAAATTTTGATGAAACTGAAAGACATGTCCATACTATGGACACGTCTACTGGACCAAAACAAGTAACATTTCTTACTGAAAAAGGACTATATAAGGTATTATTTAAATCAAGAAAACCAATTGCTGAAAAATTTCAAAATTGGGTATGTGAAGTAATAAAAGAAATAAGATTAAATGGTGTATATGATTTACAAAAACAACTATTACAAGTGGAAGAACAAAAAGCAAAAGAATACGAATTAAAATTAGAGAATCAAAAAGTTCTAGAAAGAGAGAAAATATTATTAAAAGAATACGCAACCATTGGATCCATCGTATACCTCATTAAAGTCAAAACATTTGAGAATGGTCAATATATTATTAAATTAGGAGAAAGTCGTAGAGGTGTAAAAAATAGATATAACGAACACAAATCGAAATACGAAGAATGTTTATTATTGGATTGCTTTGCCGTAAACAAAAGCAAAGACTTTGAAAGTTTTTTACATAATCACGAAACTATTCGAGGCAATCGAGTTTCTAACTTAAAGGGACATGAAACAGAATTAGAATTATTTTTAATTGGTAAACTTCTTTCTTATAAAACAATATTGGATATTATCAACAATAATGTTAAATTTTTTAATACAAACGATAGCAGTAAACTCGAATTGGAAAATGAACAATTAAAATTAATGCTTGAAATGAAGACAACTAGCAATGATAATTTGTTAATACAAGAATTAATAAAAACAGTAAAACAAATGTCTGGAAAAATAGATAATCTGGAAAAATCAAATCAACAAATTCTTAACAAACTTAATGCCCAAGAACCCAAAATTGTTACAGGATTTAATCAACAGCTTCCACATTTGGGACCAAGACTACAAAAAATTAATCCAGAAACAATACAGCTAATTAAAGTTTATGAATCAGTAACAGAAGCTATGAATGAAAATAAAAATATTAAACGACCAAGTATAACAAAGGCTGTTGAGGAAAATACAATTTATTGCGGTTTTAGATGGCAACTAGTAGAGAGAAATTTAGATCCAAATAGTATTCATTCTTTAGAACCAACAAAGGAAACAAAAGTACAAAATTTAGGTTATATTGCCAAATTAAATATAGACAAAACTCAAATTTTAAACATTTATTTAGATAGAAAAACTGCGGCACAATTAAATGGATTTGAAAGTTCATCAGCCTTAGACAATCCAGTTAAAAATGGAACAATAGTAAATAATCAATATTACACATTATACGACAAATGCGAAGCTGATTTAATAAATAATTTTGAAGCAGAATATGGGAAACCACTTTTATACAAAAACGGTGTTGGGCAATACGATTTAGATAACAATTTGGTTAATAAATTCGCGTGTAAATATGATTGTATTCGTGAATTAAAAATGAGTGACAAAACGTTAGCAAAAGCATTAGATAAAAATGTACAATACAACGGATTTTTGTATAAAAGTATTGGAAACAAATTAAAGATGATTTAATAAAAAAATTGAGATGAATATTTAATATAATTATTAAATCATAATACCAAATACTAAAATGAGCGAACACAGATTTTCTTTCAAAATGGTTTATAGTTGTAAAAATATAACATATGACATTAATTTAGACACGACAATAGCAGATTTTATAAATATTGTAAAAAGTAGAATTCGTAATGATTTCAATATTAGTGATGATTTTGATATTCAAATTGTAGAAGCTGGGCAATTTAACAATGTAAATGGACGTGATCCTGAGTTGGCACCTGCTTTGGAAATTTCAGATAAAACTATTAGAGAAAAATATGAAAATGTTTATAAACAAACCGCCTTTTATATAAGACTTGTGAATCCCGAATGTTAAAATAGAACGCCTAAACTTATAAAGTATTAATAAA